CCACTGCGGCATTTGCAGATAAAGGATAAACATGAACATTGCTAAACTTATTGACGGACAACTTGTTGTTGCTGATTACAGAGAGATGTTCAAAGAAACATCATTCCCTGTAGGTGGCCCTAATGATGACTTCTTTACTGAGAACAACTGCTTTAAAGTAAGCGTCTTCAAAGAACACGACAGAGCAACACAAATGCTAGTTGGTTGTGGTGCTTATGAGGAAAATGGTGTGGTTTACACAGTAGAAGTGCAAACCAGACCAGTAGTGGAGACAATTACGATTGAATCACTTGGTGACTCCATTGGTGGTGGAAGTGCTTGACCATGGACCCGACACAAGCGCAGCTCAATTCCCATGTTGATGTCTGCACACTGCGCTATGAGATGCTGTGTGCCAGGATTAAACGCTTAGAGAACATCATGCTTGGTGTCTCAGGCATCATGCTCACCAGCATGGCCGGCATCATCTTTACGAGTCTAAAGTGAAAGACTGGGCCGTGGCACTTATTGCTGCGGTCTGTATCACGGCCTTTGTGGTCTGGTCTGTATTCATTATTTTTTGGGCAATGAAATGACAAAAGCACCAGTTAAAAGAGCAGCGGCCAAGGTCGCACCAGTTAAAAGGTCAAGGCCAAGAGCAGCACCAGCCAGCCAGGTCAATGTGACTTTGGCTGCGCCAGCTGCTGCACCCAAGCCAGAAGCCAAAAAAGACGACTCAACCTTGGGCAAGGTCATTGGCCTGATCGAGTGGGTCGATAACCCGTTCAAGCTGTTTACAGTGATCTTGCTGTCGTTTCTGGCCTTTGCCGGTTACTTTGCCTGGGACTCAAGGCAAGTCATCTTGCAGGCCATTACAACGCAAGACAAGATGCCCCAGCTGGCCAAGCAAGAGCAATTGATCATGCCGGCCAGAAGCCTGATGAAGGATGTGGATGGAGTTGTCTTGCTGATCCACAAGGCCAACTTGACGACAAACAGCCGCACCACTGTGCTGGCGCTCAATGCCGATGGCTCAAGAGAGAAGGCCATCGAGGGGACTGTCACAAGCCTATTTAACGCAAGTGCTGACAGGAACGCTGCCATGGTGGCCATGTTAAATAACGAGGTGCTGTGTGAGGAATTTAACCCAAGCAGCAAGGTCGGTGAATGGGGTGTTAAGCAGGGCGTGAAATTCATGTGCAGAGGCTCAATCCCACCAGACCCTGGCAAGTTTGCCGGCTACATTGCCATTGGGTTTAAAGACAAGCCAGAGGACATTGGTGCATTGAAGACCCGCATCAACTTGGCAGCCAGCGATATGTCAGAAGATTGAAATGGATGCGCTGGCTCATTCTGTTACTGTTATTGGGGCTGGTTGGAGCCGTGGCAAAGAGTGGGTGTCATGTCAGAGAATTCTATGGGATTGGCTACACAGTACACGACCCAACCCTGCGCCACAAAGAGATGATGTTATGGCTGGACCAGAATGGTCAGCACTGCAAGTCAACCGAATACATGGTGATCTGGAACAACTTATCAGAGTGGGCCGGTTCAGCCGACTCCACATGGCTTAGAGCCAAAGTTGTCCATGGCTATAAAGATGCACTTGAGCGTGAAAAGAAATGATCCCGCCAATTTACAAATGGTATCCAATGGTGCAGCCAGAAGGCTACCCTACCAGGACAGATGCGCTTGAGCGCAGGGCAGAGCGCTTGCAAGAAGAGTATGCACAGGCGCTGAAGATGCGGAAAATGAAAGACAAAATTGACGATCTTGAGTTTGAGTTGTATGTGAAAAAGGCAGAACGCAATCAACTTAGCCTAGAGATTTTTACAAATAGAAAGGTGGATTTTTATGTTTGATATTTTGGGTGGCGGCATATTGGGGTCAATCTTTGGTGGTGTCTTTAGGATGGCCCCAGAGGTCTTGAAATGGCTTGATAAAAAGAATGAAAGATCGCATGAACTCTTGATGTTTTCCAGGCAGTGCGAACTGGAACAATTAAGGGGCCAGCAAAAGCTCGCTGAGATTGGCGCTCAAAGAGAGGCTGCCGTGGATGTGGGCGTGATGGATGCGTTTAACAATGCCATCACCCAGCAGGCCGAGATGGTCAAATCTGCCGGTGGCTGGGTGGCCAGTTTGTCGGCATCAGTGCGGCCCCTGGTCACATACTGGGTTTTGTTTGTGTGGAGCTTCATTCATGTCTGGTTTGCTTGGAATGCATGGCTTGCTGGCGCTCCAGCGGTGGAAGTGTTCAAGACCATGATGACACCAGACTTTTCTGCATTGCTGTCTGGGACAATCAATTATTGGTTTCTTGATCGCACATTGGCCAAGAGGGGCTTATGAACTTAGAGCTGGCTGCTGCCCTTTGCCGCCAGTTTGAGGGCTATCGGGCCAAGCCCTACCTTTGCCCAGCTGGCGTGGCCACCATTGGCTACGGCTCGACCTACTACGCTGACAAGCGCAAGGTGACATTGGAGGACCCGCCAATGGATGAGCCAACTGCCAGGGCTTTGTTGATGATAGAGCTGGAGCATACCTATCTGCCTGGTGCATTAAGGAACTGCCCCATCCTTGCCACAGACGAAAAGAAGTGCAATGCCATTGTTGACTTTTGCTACAACCTCGGCACTGGCCGGCTCCAGACTTCTACCTTGAAACGAAAAATCAATGCCGGTGACTGGGAAGGTGCAAAAGAGCAGCTCATGCTTTGGACCAAGGGTGGTGGCAAAGTTTTGCCTGGTTTATTAAAGCGCAGAAAAGCCGAGTGCGCTTTGCTTGATTGAGGCATAAAATTGAGCCATGGCCAGCCAAACACAACAACTTGAGAATCCAACTCCACCAGGACTCGGTTATCCGACTGAGGTGTATGAGCGCAGGCATTTCAACGAAAACAATGGCGCATTGACTGTTTACTTCAAGAAACTGTCATTCGTGCTTGGTTCTTTGTTTGGACCAAGGGGCGGTCGGTTTATGAATACCCCCCATGGGGCTTTCCAAGATTCGACCAACCAAGTGGCTGCCAACACCACCACGGCCTATGCGGTCACATTCAACACCACAGACTTTGCTAATGGTGTGACAATGGCCAGCGGGTCAAGAATCACTGTGGCCGATGCCGGAATCTGGAACTTGCAGTTTTCCATTCAACTAAAAAACACAACCAATAGTGGTCAAGATGTGGATATTTGGTTTCGCAAGAATGGCACAAATATTGACAATTCAAACAGCAGATTTCACCCGCCAGCAAGAAAAGGCTCTGGTGATCCAAGCCATATCATTGCTGCATTGAACTTTTTTGTAAGTATGAATTCAAACGATTACATTGAAATTATGTGGAGAACTGAAAATACTGGCGTAAGCATAGAGGCTTTTGGGACAAGCACCAGCCCAACACGGCCAGCAGTCCCATCAGCCATTGTCACAATGAGCTTTGTCTCAAACATCAAATAAATACTGCCATGTACATACCTTTAAAGCTACCCCCAGGTGTTTTCCGAAATGGCACTGAATACCAGGCAGCTGGCCGCTGGTATGACGCAAACCTAGTGCGCTGGTATGAGGGGACACTGCGCCCCATCAATGGATGGCGCACCAGGTCAAGCTCACAGATGACAGGCTCATGCCGAGGCATCATCACCTGGCGCGATAACAGCGGCAACCGGTACATTGGCGCAGGCACACATTCAAAGCTCTACGCAATGAATGAGGCTGGGACACTCAAAGACATTACCCCCACAGGCTTCACAAGCGGATACGCAAACGCGACAACGCTGACCGGCTATGGTTACGGCACTTATGGAAACTTTGCCTATGGTGTGGCACGGCCAGACACTGGAACCCCTATATCTGCCACCACCTGGTCACTCGATACATGGGGCGAGTATTTGGTGGCTTGCTCCAGCACCGATGGCAAGATTTATGAATGGCAATTGGGCTTTTCAACACCCACACTGGCAGCGGCCATTGCCAATGCACCAGTCAACAACAAGGCGGTGCTTGTCACCCAAGAGCGCATTATCTTTGCCCTTGGCGCTGGTGGAAACCCCAGAAAAGTCCAGTGGTGCGACCAGGAGAACAATACCCTTTGGACACCGGCTGGTGACAACCTTGCAGGCGACTATGACTTGGCCAGCCCTGGCACACTGATCGCTGGCAAGCGGGTCAAGGGTGTGAATCTGCTGTTTACAGATGTGGATGTCCACACGGCCCAGTATGTTGGCGCTCCATTTGTCTATGGCTTTGAGAAGGCGGGAAGTGGCTGCGGCCTTATTTCGGCCCAGGCCGTGGCGGCCATTGACACTGCTGCCATTTGGATGAGTCGCGCAGGCTTTTGGATTTATGACGGCTATGTCAAGCCACTGCCAAGTGATGTGTCGGATTACATCTTTGACAATATCAACTATGCGCAGGCATCCAAGATTTATGCGGTCCATGTCAGCAAGTTTGGCGAGATTTGGTGGTATTACCCAAGTGCATCAAGCAATGAAAATGACTCTTATGTCACTTTTAACTACCGCGAAAACCACTGGAACATTGGCACATTGGCCCGTCTGTCTGGGGTTGACTCTGGCGTGTTTACCTATCCTTTGATGGTTTCAAGTGATGGCTACATCTATGAGCATGAGGTCGGTTTTAACTATGACAGCGCCAGCCTTTATGCTGAGTCTGGTCCAGTGCAGCTGGGCAATGGAGACAACATCATGTCTGTGCGCCAGGTAATCCCAGACGAGCAAACCTTGGGTGAGGCCGTGGTTTCATTTAAAACCCGAAATTACCCAACTGGCACACAATCAACATTTGGACCATACACGGCAGCCAACCCAACTAGCGTGAGGTTTTCTGGCCGGCAAGTCAATGTGAAAGTCACGGGCAACACTTTGGCTGACTGGCGCATTGGGGTAATGAGACTGGATGCAGTCCCAAGCGGTAAGCGATGAGTGACCAAGAACAATTGGACAGGCTGCGCCATCATGTGGAGGCTGCCTTAGAATACAGTGGAGGCACACACAATTTTGACGATGTCACTGAGATGGTTGAGGATCACAGATTACAGCTGTGGCCAGCCAAGGACTCGGTGGTGTTGACAGAGATCATTGTCTATCCCAGGCTAAAAAATTTGCATTATTTTCTGGCTGGTGGCGACCTAGATGAACTCTCACGGATGAGACCATTGATCGAATCCTGGGGCAAGTCTGTTGGCTGCACCAGGGTGACATTGGCAGGCCGAAGAGGCTGGGCCAATACATTTTTGAAAGACGAAGGCTACAGTCCAAAATGGTCTGTCCTTGCAAAGGAACTTTAGGGGAATATGTATGGCATTGACACCACAACAATTTAAAGCATTCATCTACCAGGGCGGTGCTGATGATGCCGTGGCCACTCAGCGCGGCATTGACTATGCGCAGTCTATGGGCCTGACTTCTCAGCAGGCCACAAAACTTTTCAATGATGCGCTTGGCACTAGTTTCTCGCCATCAGATTTTGAGTCTGTGGTCGCTGCAAAGCAAGGCACAGAAATCAGTCCCCAAGAATTTAGAAACCTAATTTATGCTGGTGGTGCGACTGATGCTACAGCCACCCAGCGCGGTGTGGACTATTTGAAAAACATGGGCTACACGCCCACAGAGGCCACCAAGTTATGGAACGATTCACTTGGCACTAACTTCACAGTGGGCGATTACAACCGAGTCGCTGGCCAAGTTAGTGGCAATGCATTCAGAGACTACATCTATGAAGGCACTGGCGGCAACGACACATTGGCCACAGTCAGGGGCATCAATTACGCAAGGTCATTGGGCTTGAATCCACAGCAGACTGTGGACCTATTTAATACCTCTCTTGGCACTAACTTCACACAAGCAGACTTGACCCGTGCCAGTGGCGAGGCGACTAACTTGTCGGCTGGAGC